TGAAGTCACCTGTTTCAGTTTTAAAAACTCTTAGATGGTCACCACCTCTTCCATCAGATACCGATATGGTAAAATCGTCTGATGCTGTGCTTCCATAAATATGAATGACGTTACCGTACATTACAAAATTTAAACCAGGAATAGTCCCACCTGCTCCGTTTCCATAAAAAGAAGATTCAAGCGTTGCGGTGTACCGTAGATTTCGGGCTATACGGTCAGTCTGTATAGAAAATTCTGCATTAGATGAAAGACTAGTAGTATCTTGTACGGATGCCATTGTACTGAGATAGCGTGAATATGAAACTCCACCTTTTGTTATTACAATGCCGTAGGTAACCCTGTAATCCCCTTTAGCTACTTGAACTAAAGCTTCGGGAGTGCGTGTTGGAGAAACAGTAGAACTCATGGCTGTTGTTTTTGTCTTGTTCAAAAGAAACGTAAAATCAGCAACAGTGGTAGCGGTAAGTTCTATTGAGGGATTAGTTAAACCCGAAAGGTATGAAGCCACAGTACTAGCGGAAGTGACTGAGACATTACTACCTGCACTATCTGTAACACTTACTGTCCCATCTTTTTGTATAGTTAAAAAATGTAACGAGTTATCAGAGTTTCTAATAGGGTGAATAAAGGCTTTATCAAAGTCTGTTTGTTGTTGAGTACTAAGACTGGTTTGTATAAAGCCAAGGTGTTCTGTGGGGGGTCTTTTGGTTAGGCCATCTACGACACTAGACAATCCATTCTCTTGTTTCTCTGCCTGTGTCACCAATCTTATAGAAGGGGGCTGCTGAGATACACCGTTAATAAGGTTGGGAATGGACGTACTAATTAGTGTCATGTGACAGTCCTCTGGGCTACCCTGTTAATAATACTGAAGGTGTCAAAGCTGTTGAAGATATTAAAATCTTGTCCTTCGCCTTCCATATCCCTTATTTCGGATAAGGCACGAGCTTCGTCTTTTTCTGAGAAACCATGTAGGGTTGCTGAACCGACAACACGGTCAAGAAATATACGCCCTGCTCTAATGGTGATGTAACGCTTGACTACTTCGGGGAGGTCTAGGAAATCTAGTTGGGTCACAATATCAAGATATACTGTGCCAGTAATTGTGTAGGTATTATTGACCCTATCAAACATTTTAAGACCACGTTGTACTAAGTCTAGGTTGCCTGTTTTCTGGGTGCTGTCTGCTCTTAAAATATCAGCAGGTAATATAATATTATTATTGCTATCTGGATTGAAGACTACGGATAGCTGTCTGTTAAAGGAGTAGCCTTGTGACTGCACCTCTTTACTGACAGACTCTAGGATGGTTTCAGCAATGTCAGCTTCGACTAGACCTAAGTTCAATGCAGTAACAGGAGCTTCTCCGATAGCCGATAGCATTGTGTTAACTGCTTCTAGCTTGGTTGTCTGCGCCATGCTAACCTCCTATGCTTTCTTTTTCCATTTAACTTTGTTTGCCCAATAAGCAGCACTCTGCTCACCACGGCTTATATTTTTCTGATGTCTGTTTTTAAAACGCTCACGTTGGGACTCACTTTGGTTCGTCTTCGCACCTTGTTCCCCAAATCTTTTAAGCTCAGGCTTTTTAACTGTGCCAATAAGTACAGCGTGTGATTTTGTTTTGTGATTAGGTGTCCTAATAGGAACACGCAATGCTGAGAAGTTATGGCCTCCGCGCATTATAGCCATGTGGTATATCCTTAAAAGAAAAGGAGGAGCCGAAGCTCCCCCTCCGTTAAACTTAGGCCTCTAAGAGAGCGATTGCAGAAGCAGGGCGAAGGACGTTATGCCCCATCGCATACTTAGCAACCATCAAAGTGCCTTGACGGTTAATCTGGTACTCAGACTCCATGCCCAAATCGAGCAGCTTAACAGTAGCTACTGCGTCTGGAGTGAAGACGAAACCACGGATTTTTGCAGCGATTGCTACCATGTCTGCGCCATCTACAGCAGCAGTAGGTAAGTCGTAGGCTGTTGCACGTCCTGAGCCTGCAGTGTTTGCAAGCGGAGCGTTGTCAATAGTCACACCCTCGTTGGCGTTACCAGTTGTAAATGCGTCAGCATGGTACAAGTTAGTAACGTCAGCATGGTTTGACATGTACACAGGCATACCAGCAATGTTTGGAACATTAGCGGCTGCGATAGAACCGTTGCCACCGAAGTCGCGGTTCATGTACACAAGCTTGTTGCCATCAGTAACGTCTAACAATGCGTAGTACTGGTCAGGTGGAAGGAGAACACATGCACCATCCATTGGTACGTTCTTCTTCTCCATCTCTTTACGAGCATTGAAGATTGCCTGAGCAAGAAAAGAAGCATCAATGTCGTGGGCATTCGTAGTACCAATGGTTACGTTATCGGTAAAGTCTTCTTCACCGAAAGCTTTATAGTCTTGGACAAGACCAGCAGCACGAGTAGCATTGGTAGACAAAGCAGCTTTAACGAGCATACGAGCTACGTTTCGGTCAGCTTCGTTAGCTAGTGCAATACCAGCTTCCTTTGAGTAGATTGAACGTACATCGTAGTGGTTGATTGCTTCGTCAATGTTTGCAATGAACTGGCTAGAGATGAGCAAGTCATCAATAGTTACGATACGCTCACCTGCACGAATAGACCCACCAGTGATTTCGTTTCCTGGTGTTAGGTATTCGGCAGTGGCACGGCCTGTCATTGGGAATGAAGCAGACTTACCTTTTGAAATTGTACGAGTACGGACTTTATCAGAAATGATTTTCTTTTCTTCAAAAGCAGTGAGAACCTCGCCAGCGTAAAGCTTGAGAAACAAGTCTCGCACGTCACCTGACAGGTTATTTTGGCCTTGAAAGCTTACGCTATAGGCCGGATTTGAAGCGGCTGATGCCATTTTAATTACCTCTTAGTAATGTTGTTGAGTTAAAGTACACTCAGCAATCATCACATCCTTTCGCCAAGATTGTCTGCCGCAGCAGGTCAGGGGTAATCGTTTGTTATGTTGGCTGTGTGTTAGGGTTTCCCCTTTTAAATACACCCAGTAGATGTACTTAAAAGGAGAGGGGGTACAAAGACCCCCAATCCAGTGGAGACAGTTAGAATACCGAAGAACGTGCCATCATTTGTGCAACTCTCTGTCGGTAGGCAGGGTCATTTTGGTATCTGGGGTCACGCATAGCTGCAGTAACTTCTGCTGCGCTTTCAAATCGCCCACCCGAAGTCGCACTAGTTGTGCCTTCAACTAAGTTAGGCTCTGTGCCTACTTCGGAACGATACCTCGCTACCAAACCCTGTACTGCAAGGCGTGTGATGCCTTCATCTCCAGTATCCACGGTAGCGTTATAGGCTTCGATTTCAGAGGGAGCTAAGTTTCCTGCAGCCCACTCCATCATCTGACCATAGCCTTCTTGCCCACCAGCAATCTCATACATTGAGTTAGTGGCAGAGGAGGCTAGGGCTTCTTGTCCTTGAATATAAGTTTCAACAAGACTGCGAGGAAAACCAGCTTCCTCCAATGCTTGGTACGCATCAGGGCTAAGCTCTCCATTCTCAGTATATTCTTGTTGGAATACATCAAAGTCTAACCCTGCATTATCCAGAACCTCTGCTGCCTCGTTAGCGTTATTGCTGGCAGTGCCTTCGGTTTCTGGTGCGTTGGGTTCTGTCGGAGCATCCTGTTCTTCTGGCTTACCCATCTTCTGCTCAAGGGCAGTGTAGGCCTGAGCCATCGCTTCAACAGAAGCAAACTTCTCAGGGAGCCAATCAGGACGCTCAGGGTTATTATTCTTTTCTATTTGTTCTGCTTTTTCAAGCATAGCTAATGTATGCTCTGCAGGTTCAGACCCTGCATCTAAATCATGTGTGTTCAAACTGTCTGCCATGTTTACCTATTTCTTTTCAGTGGTATACTTACGCCCTTCCCAAGTAAAAGTTTTCTTCCCTGCTTTCCTAGCTGCTGCAAATGCTGTCCTAAAAGACGCTGCAGATTTGGTAGGTGATTTATAAGTAGGGTAATCCTTTGGGTTAGTACGTCCGTCTTGACTGGTCTTGGGAGGTGCTGCCTTAGCAGGTTTAGTATCACCTGTTTTCTTAGTAGCTGCAGTTGCAGCAGTGGCTATAGCAGCCCCAGCCGCCGCGCCTTTTGCCCTGCCTTTTTGATATTCACCTGTGGCTTGAGCAGCCTTCTTAACTTTCTTTTGCCCAGCATTTCTGGTGAGAAGATTTCGTAAGGCTTTTACACCGCCACTCTTCATTAGTTTTTTAGCTGCTGCCATTCCGACAATACGAGCAGCTTGTGCGAGTAGTCCTATCATTGCTCTTCTCCTGCTGGCATTTGAGCCGCGCCTTGCTTAATCATCTCAGGTGTGCCTTTAACAGCCATCTGTTGCATCATCTGCATCTGTTGCTGCTGTTGCTGCATCTCCATTGCTTGGGCTTGTTCTTGTGCCTTCTGCTCCTCAGACTTAATCAGACCATTGGTATCAATTCCCAGACTGGCTCCCAATCGGTCAATGTAATCTGAGATATTCATTTCAGATGCAATTACCTGCGCTCCTAATGGCTGTAAATATTGCAGGAATGTAGCAAGTTTGTTGAGGTCTTGGCCTCTACCCAAGGCTTCAATGCCTGTGACAATCGTAGGCTTGACTGCACCTTTTGGTAGCTTAGGCATCTTACCTGAGCGTTCTAGGGTAGCCATGATAGTCTTAATCAAAGGCATTTGTAGTTCTTGAGATAGGATTGAGTACACACCACCAAGGGCAGACTCTAACTCCTGTGCCATAAACCTTACTTCTTCTGCAGTCACACGCTCAGCTTGACGCTGTACGCTACTGTTCATAAGGAAAGCGTAAGATATTCTTTCGTTGATTGTCCTTGCGGTTTCAAGCGCAACCCTAAAGTCAGAGGCCTTCTGTACTTGTAGGGTGGACACATCAGCAGCATCACCACTAACGATAGCACCATTAGGGCTTTCCGC